TTTCTAATCCACTAATCGGGGTTCGATTCCCTGTAGAGACGCCACTTTCGGGCGGTTAGCTAAATGGTATAGCAAACAACTCATAATTGTTAGTTTGCAGGTTCGACCCCTGCACCGCCCACCAATTCACAATGATCACATCCAAAAAGCTTTTATTCTTTCTTGTCGTCGCATCAAATCTTTTCTTTGCTGTTGCTTTTGGTTATGAGCTTGGCAAAAGAAATGTTCGCCAAGAAGCACTTTTGAATGGACACGCAGCTTATATCTACGACAATGAAGGCGTGCCCCACTTCAAGTGGAGCGAGTGTATTCAATTTTAATTATTTTAAGGTGCCGTCCCCATAGTGGCGATTGGTCCGGTCTTTTAAACCGATAAATAAACATCGTGGGTTCGAGTCCCACCGGCACCACCAATTTACTAACCGAATCATTGGCTCCAATGTGCGTTTGGGCACTGAAATGCCAGTGGATATAGTTTGGTACTGTAGCTCACGGTAGAGCAAGATGCCTTATAAGCATTTCGGTAGATAACCGCTAGGACTGGGTTCGATCCCCAGCAGTACCACCAATTTTATTCAGATCAATTAAGCCAGCGTGAACTTCACAATGGCAGTTCTTGCAGAGTAGAACGCACTTATCTAACTCTTCTTTTAAAGATTCAAAAGAATTACTTTTCATTGTCGCTATGCCAAAATCTTTTTCTTTTGGGTCAACGTGATGAAAGTCTAGAGAGCCTTGAAATTTATTATAACCACAAACAAAACATTTGCCGCCCTTGTACTCAACGCATTTGCGCTTGATATTCTCTCTTAAAATCTTACCTTGTTTGGCGTCGCACTTCTTGCAGCTATAAATTTTCTTTTTTATACGAGATGGATAAAAGTCGTCAGTTTCTTCCTTGCAGTGCCTACAGATATATTTGTTTACTGCTTCTTGACTAATTTCCATTTTGGATGATTATATATTTATTATAAATGATTTACACATAATATGAAAATCGTCGCCTTATCAGATACTCATGGCTTGCATCTCAATGTTAAAAACATCCCAGATGGCGACGTTTTAATTCATTGCGGCGATTTTTGCTCTTGGGGAAACATAAAAGATGCACAAAAATTCTTGCACTGGTTTAATGCTATGCCCCATAAGCATAAAATCTTCATTGCAGGCAATCATGATGTTCTATTTGAAAAAAATAGCGGCGTTGCCAAGGCATTGGTCAGAGAATGCCCAGAGCTAATTTACTTGGAAGATACTGGCGTCTGTATTGATGGCGTGAACTTTTGGGGTTCTCCGGTAACACCGACCTTTTTCAATTGGGCGTTCAACCGTAATCGCGGCTCTGCTATCCGTAGGCATTGGGAAGCTATTCCCGATGATACTGATGTTCTGATTAGTCATGGCCCACCGCATAAGATTTGTGATACAGTTCTGAGAGATCGCGGCTTTCCTGACGAAGTTGGCTGCGAAGAACTTGCCAAGAGAGTTCAGCAACTGAAGCTGAAACTTCATTTGTTTGGTCACATCCACTTTTCTGGCGGATCTGAAAAGACCTTTGGCAGCACAATCTTTTCCAATGTTTGTCTCTGCAATGAAGATTATCGAATTGTGAACGAGCCCAAGGTTTTTATCATATAAAAAATGAAAGACACCTTTTTAAGCCTAATCACAATGCCAGTCAGACTCGCGGTAGCATTAGCAGTTGTTACGTTTTTTGCAATACCCTGCGCCATATATTTAATTCTTTACCCTAACTGGTCTTTCCTTATGGAATCGGTGCCAAACATTTATCAGTTTGTAAGGTACGGACATTTTGACGAATATTCAGATTAACACTTGACATTTCTCCCAACACTTATACTTTTTCTCCTATGAAAGACGTTATTCAAAGAATCGCCGTAAGTTTTATTGCTGGCACGGCCTTGGGCATTACAATAATTGCGATTACAAAGCTGCCAGCACAAGAACAAGATGCGCCACAGCACGAAGAGCGTGAGTTCCAGAATCTCATGCGCCCGCACGACGCAGAAAGCATCTTGTCTATCATCGATACCGAAGGCTTCGATGCTGCGTTCAGACACTATTCTAATTACCGCGACATCAGCGATCCTCAGTTCCACCAACTGAAGGCAAATTACATTGATGCTGCCCGCGAACTTCTCGACTACGTTCAACAAGCTAACCAAAAGACTGATTAAAAACTATTAAATTATGAGCGAAAACCCATCCAAACTCGTTATCAAAAAGAAGTATCAGAAGCGAATCAAAAGATTCAAGGATATGTTGCTGAAGCGACAAGTCAGGGAAGACAAGCGTTTTGATCGCATCGCTGCTTCAATGGGGCTTTCTGAAGAAGAAAACAAGATTCTTTGGGATCATGTCTACAATGACACAGAGTGGACAGTAGAAATGGAAGGAGCCGAGTAATATGCTGTATCAATACAAAGCTGATTTAGTTAAAGTTATTGACGGCGATACAATCGAAGTTGATTTTGATTTGGGCTTTGGTGTTTGGCTCAGAAATCAAAGAATCCGCTTGGCTGGTATTGACACCCCAGAAATTAGAACCTCTGATAAGGAGATGAAAGCTATGGGGAAAGCAGCATTGGCAGGGTTGATCGATGTTCTCGACGATCAATCTGATCATCTTATTATTCGCACAGAGCTTGATCCCGACGACAAGTTTGGCCGCATCTTGGGTCACGTTGTAACGGGAGGGGGAATTGATGTGAACAAGTGGATGATTGAACGCAACTACGCTGTTGCCTATGATGGCAAGAGCAAGGTTAACCTTGAACAACTGCACAAGGCAAACGCCACTAAGCTCAGAGAAAGAGGCGAAATTCCGTAATGCAGAAACAAAAAATTTCTTTTTGCATAACTTGCTACGATAAAGATTATCATCTTTTAGATAACTTATTTTCGCATATTGAGAGCCAAACAGAAGCGCCAGAAGAAATTTTAGTTTTTTGCAGCGGAGTAAAGAATGGTCAAATTAATCGACTGGATCACTTGATAGTTAACAAGCAGCAAGTGCCTATTTCTTACATCATACAAGAGAAAAGAACAATTCAATCGGTTGCCAGAAACAAATGCCAGTCTGCGGCTAAAAATGAAATTATTATATTTTTTGATGTAGATGATTTCCCCCATCCGCAGAAAATAGAAATAACGAAAAAAATCTTTGAAAAATATGATCCAGACTTCTTGTTGCACAGTTATTCAACCGGCAAGCTTTTAAAATATAAAATTAATCCAAACCAAACTTATCCTCATAGAGATTTATTTTGCGTTCCATATCAAACAACAATTTTTTGTTTGACTAATCCAAAGCCTATCCATCACGCTCACATAGCGGTAAAAAAGCATTGTTTTGATAAAGTAAAATTTAATGAATCAATTCCTTGGCAAATTACTGGCAGACAAGAAGGAGAAGACTCCACGTTTTGCCAAGATTTAATCAAGAATAGCTTTGAGGGAATCTTCATTAACGAAAAATTAGTCTGGTACACAAACTCTTAAAATATAATGAAAATTAAAATCGAAGTAGACGAAGATATGATAGATGGCATCATCGTTTCCAGCATCACTAATTCCATTGATTGTATTGAAGCCGACATCAAACGGCTCAAAAGCAAGAAAGGTCTCAAGGCATACGAAAAGGAAGACTTGAAGTATCACGTTTTGAATCTTGACTCTCTTAAAAGGACTAGATACTATTTCGGTGGGCAAAAGTATTATTACGAATAAAAAGTATGGCGACCAAATTCGATGAAAAGCTAATTAAAGAAATTGTTGGCTCCCCACATAATTATTGGCTTACCGTCAAAGCGTCAAAAGATACCAATATTGAGATTGACATTTGTAGAGTTGTAGATTGGAATTGGGACTTGCCCAAGGCTCGCCCAACTCTAAAGCAAGCAATGCAAGATATCGTTGCTCACGCTTATTGGATGGGGCGACAAGAAGAAAGAAAGCTTTATTCCAATACTTTAAAGAGAATGATTGATGGCAAACTTGACACTTGACGTTCTATAAAAACCTGCTAGAGTATCTTTATGTTAACCGAAAAACATACACCCAACGGTCAAATTCTTTCTTTTGGCCCTGTTTCGCCAGAGATGGAAGCGGCAGCAGATGAGTGCTTTCTTGCATACAAAGTACTGAATCAAAGGCTAGAAGCGTTTAAGAAAACAATTCCAGAAGGCTTCGGCATCAGGAGTTTTTACGGTAATGGAGATCTTGTAATGATTTACGAAAACAAAGACCTCGAAACCACAGCAGAGTATTGAGAACAAAATTCTTGACTTTCAAAAAAGTCACGAATAACAAATGAACGCATTTCTAAAAATAATCGGCTATAAACATAATTATGGCGGCAGAGATCGTTCATACAGATTTTCTTGGGGCGAAATTGCTCTATTGAATAAAGACATCTCGTTTAGATGGAGTGGTCCTTATTATTGTTATGAGCCTAAACTAATTATCGGTCTATATTTTATATCATTTTATATTCGCACTCCATCGTTTGGAGTAAAGGCCGCACAAAGTTCCAAAGAAGAACGCAATTACGGTTTTTATCTTTATCCTAATCTAAACAACTGGGAAGCAACAGTATTTCAATTCTATAATAAATCATTGAATATTGAAATGCCTTGGACATATAAATGGAAGCGTACTGAACTGCTTGATTGGGAGATGAATACAGTATGTAAAGAAGAGGTTGGCGAAAGAGATTGGCACAAATGGTATAATGAAAAAGAGGCTTGGGTAAAAGACAATGCCAAGACATATGGCTATACATATGTTCTAAAGAATGGCACGGTGCAAAACCGAAAGGCAACCTGTCATATTGAACGCCGCACTTGGACCGTAAGATGGGCTCCTTGGGTCAAGATGGTTAGCACTACATTGGATGTAAAGTTTGATGATGAAGTAGGAGAGAGAAGCGGTTCTTGGAAAGGTGGAACTATTGGCTGCTCATATGAAATGTTGCCAAACGAAACACCCGAACAAACACTTCGCAGAATGGAAAGTGAAAGAAAATTTTGATTAAAATCTTGACCTCTAACGGAACTGTGATATATTAACGACAATGAATAAAAAAACCGACACAGAAACTATCGAGTATTACAAGAACGAAGTTAAGCGGCTTCATCATCAGCTTAATTTTAAGTTTCAATCTGATCCAGTGGTTTGCAGAGCTTCTATCAAAGAAGATCAACGGCTTTATCGTAAGGTAGGTAAGAAGTTCATTCCTGACAATGACCCTTATGCTTATGATGGGCTTCGTAATGGCTTTTGGCTGATTCAAGTCAAGGATGGTTCTACTTCTATTCGCCAACAGATTTATCCAGACAAGGCGCACATCTCTGCTGCTGCTCGCGTAATGGAAGATAAGCTGGTTGAAATTATTCGCAAGGCTGGAGAGGCTCGGCCCACAAAGACCCCTCTTACTCAGGAGCAAAAGAAGGACTGGGATAAGTTTATCAAGAAGCACGGCGAAGCTTTCAATATGCTTACTTACCCTTCTATCCAAGAAAATGCCGAAAAGATCGTTGCGGCTTTGCTACAAACCCGTAATAATCTGTAAGGTAAAATCATGAGTGATACACTTAAAACAGACATGGCCGCTCGCAAGATTGGCGCCGCCGCAGCGCGTTGGAAAAATGACACAATCACGGCAATAGCATTCGCTGATGCTTTAGACCGATTTGCAGATACTGTGGCCGAACTGGAGCGCGAGAACGTCGCGCTGCGGGCGGACAAGGAGCGGCTGGACTGGCTTGCGCTATCTCCAGACAAGCGGCTCTTAACTGTACATGGCTTGTGGGTAAATGATGGCGACGTTGCAGATATGCGTGCCGCTATCGACCGCGCACGAAAGGAGGTGCATTTGTGAACTCTGACGAATTGAAACGCATCTTGGCAGACCACGCATTGTGGCTCACCGGAAATGGCGGCAAATGCGCCAACCTGCGCGGGGCCGATCTGCGCGGGGCCGACATGAGTCGGGCCAACCTGAGCGGGGCCGACCTGAGCTGGGCCAACCTGAGCGGGGCCGACCTGAGCGGGTCCAACCTGAGCAGGGCCAACCTGCGCGGGGCCGATCTGAGCGGGGCCAACCTGAGTCGGGCCGACCTGAGCGGGGCCAACCTGAGTCGGGCCAACCTGCGCGGGGCCGACATGAGTCGGGCCAACCTGCTCGGGGCCGATCTGAGCGGGGCCAACATGAGTCGGGCCAACCTGAGCGGGGCCAACCTGAGCTGGACCAACCTGAGCAGGGCCAAACTGCGCGGGGCCGATCTGAGCGGGGCCAACCTGAGCAGGGCCAAACTGCGCGGGGCCGACATGAGTCGGGCCAACCTGAGCGGGGCCAACCTGCGCGGGGCCGACATGAGCGGGGCCAACCTGCGCGGGGCCGACATGAGCTGGGCCGACATGAGCGGGGCGACTGGCCTACGCTATGCACAATGCTCGTTTGATGCACACGGCGAGAGAGGACGACAGCTATCTGGCGTAGTGATCGCTGAAGAGCTGTGGCTGTTCTGCGGCTGCTTTGCTGGCACACTTGCCGAGCTAGATGTTTACATCGACAAGTGCGAGGAACGCTACAAGAGAACCCGCAAGCTAGCACGCGACTTTATCGTCGCCGCTATCGACGCCGCACGAAAGGAGCAGCCGTGACTGATTTCGACCATCGCGCTTTTTTCAGATGCATTTGGGCGACAATCGTTTTGGCTTTTCTGGTTGGAATTATGGTTGGCGGATGCGCTCACAAACTACTGACGTTGCGCGAGATGGAGAAGAATAACGCTGCGACAAAGGAGAAATCATGAGCATCTCAGAACAAGGATGGGCAGCAATTCACGCATATGAGTATGCTGGTAGAGCCGCTTACCAAGCTAATCTAGATGCAAACGAGCACGCTGATAGAGTCGCTCACCGAGCTAATCAAGACGCGAACAATCTCTTATTCCGCACTATGATTATTCATCTCAATGAGTGTCACGGACTGAGAGAGAAAAGAATCGCTGAAATGTTGGGCGTTAAAAGAACATTCGTAAGACAATTTTTGAAGCAACTGAAGGAGAAACAGCCGTGAGCGATACACCAAGAACAGACGCGAACGCTCAGTTTTTTGGATTCAATCCAGACGAGGGCGAAGAGTTCGTCCAGATTGATTTTGCTCGCGAGTTGGAGCGCGAAAACGCCGCGCTGCGGGCGGCGCTAGAACGAGAAAGAGAATGGGTTTTAGCTCTAATCAAAGATAACGGCATTTTGCTTCAAGCGGCAGACAGCACCAACGCTGGTGCCTTGGCTGTTAGCCAAAGTGGAAGAATAGAGACTTTAGAGGAGGAGAACGCCGCGTTGCGGGCGGATAAGGAGCGGCTAGATTGGATTGCACGCAACCGGAGCGTTAGTGCGACCGAAAGGCCGTTGTCGGTGACTCCCGAATCGCTTCGTGAATCCATCGACGCCGCACGAAAGGAGATTCAATCTTGAACGAATCTCCTAAATGGCCTACTCTGGAAGACCGAATTAAAAACAAATTAAATTCTACGGAAGAAGCTATCCGCCAATTAAAAAACACTGTGGAAATTTCTCCTGTCGCACAAGCGATTTTAGATCGCGCAGAAAAAACAAAACATGAATAACGTTGCAGCCTGTCTTTCAAAAGTTCGCAAGGGCAACCAAGAAGCTGCGCGTGAATTGGTTGAATACCTTCAGCCAATGGTTACTAAAATTGTGCGGGCTCGCCGCCCTTGGCGAGCAGCAGAAGAAGACTTAATTCAAGAAGTTTACAAAAAGGTTTTCGTAAGGCTGAAGCAGTACAAGAAAGAAGTTCCTTTTCATCACTGGGTTTCTCGCGTTGCTGTCTCGACTTGCATCGATGCCTTGCGCTATCAAAAGCGCAGACCAGAATACAGGTGGGCAGATATGTCAGAGACTGAAGCAGAAGCTGTTGAAAGTAATCTTCTAGATCAGCAGGCCGAATCTCCGAAAGGTCTTTCAGTAGACTCCGATATTATTTATAGTTTTATTTCTAAACTAAAGCTTACGGATCAAACAGTAATTCGCTTATTTTATTTAGAGCAGAAAAACAGCGAAGAGATCGCCGCCTTGACTGGATGGACGCAATCTAGCGTAAAAGTAAAAGCTTTTCGGGCAAGAGCTAGATTGAAAAATCTTCTGATCGAGAATAATATTTTTCTAGCTGAAAGGTCTTGACTTGTTGATGGGCGGTATATAGGTTTAAGTTGTTCATTGAAAATTTATGGAGGTATGGCGAAATTGGTAAACGCAACGGACTTTTAGATAATTGTCTTTTCAGTTCGATTCTTGTGTAATATATTTATATGAAATATACCAAAGAAGAATTCGAAAAAGCTGTTAAAGATAATTTTTCTGTCGCGGCAGTTTGTAGACAAATAGGAATAAGACCGTGCGGAGGAAATTATAAAATCGTTAATCGTAAGATTAAAGATTTTGAATTAGATGCTTCGCATTTTACTGGTCAAGGTTGGAGAAAAGGATGGGATATTCCAGTTCGCAAACGAATAGCTTTATCAGACATTCTTGTTGAAAATTCTAACTATCAATCTTCAAAATTAAAACCGAGGTTGATAAAAGAAGGATTAAAGCAGCATAAATGCGAAAACTGCAACAATACAGAATGGATGAATAAAAAAATTCCTTTAGAACTAGAACATTCAAACGGTGTCAATACGGATAATAGATTAGAAAATTTAAAGCTACTATGTCCAAATTGTCACGCTCAAACCGACTATTATCGCGGCAGAAATAAAAAGAGTGCGCTTTCAGAAATGAAAGCAGTAGAATACCGTAAACTCAGGGAAGCCTCACTAACTGGTAATCCTGACCCAAGCATTCATAATCTGAATGAAGGAGCAGAGACTAGACACGGTAAATCTAAAGCTGACAAAGAATTAATTGTTAAAAAATGTTTAGCGTGCGAATCGATTATAAAATCAAAAAAAAATATATATTGTTGCGCTAAATGTTACAGAGACCATAATTCAGAAAATATTCCAAAAGTTCCAGAAATTCTTGAAGCGTTTAAGATTTATAAATCATTTACCAAAGTTGGTGAATTTTTTAATGTTTCTGATAACGCAGTGAGAAAATGGTGCTTAAAATATGGAATAACAGCCATGATTAAGGTATAGTCCAGACCACAAACTCAAAAGAGGTAACGAAAGTTATAGTGGTAAGAAAATCCGTTAGTTTCAAAAACTTTGAGGGTTCGACTCCCTCTACCTCCACCAATTTTTAATTTTACACCACCAATTTATGAATCATTCAATTACAAATCAACCTATCTTTAAACCAGAGACTAACAGGGAAGTCCATATGGAAGATGTGACACGAATGAAGCTTGCTCTTATGAAAGAGATGGCTTGTTCTAACATTAGTATGGACATTGAAAACGAAAACAAATTTTATAATAGCTTGTCTTTTTTTCTGGAAGAGTCATTCAATTGGCCCGATTATAAAAGATACAATTAATTATGGGATGCGATAAATATCACCTCAATGATAATCTCATTATGTTTTCTGAGCTAAATGATGATGTTGGCTGTCTTTGTACTTTCGCAAATGACAGCAGTTATACCTTAGCTCCAGAAACAGTTCGTTCGCTTGCTTATCTCGGTGCAACTGTAATTCTTTTGCATCAAAAACAAATTGACCATGGATTCATCCCAAGCTGCTTGCCAGACTGGATCAAAAAAGACATCGACCGCATTGTTTTAAACAAATAAAAATGAAAGCCACCCTAGAATTTAATTTACCGGAAGATCGGGCAGAGCATCTTCGTGCCGTTCATGCTGGCGCAGCTTGGTGCGCGCTGTATGAGATAGATAACCGGCTGCGAAATCTTCTCAAGTATGGCACTGCCAAGGATGGTTCCTATGAGCAAGAACTCTCTGAGATTCGCAGAGAGATTAATGAAACTATTTCTCTTATTGGAGAAAGCTAAAAATTCTAGAAAAATGTTGGAATTTCTCTTATCATAAAACAATGAAAAAGCTATTACTCGCATTCGTTCTTCTCGCCGGTTCTGTTTTCGGGCAGACTACCCAGTCAGTAAACACAGGTCAGCAGTTCACAATGACAAGCACAGCAGAAGGCACTTTGCCCTTCACTTATGCTTGGTACAAGGATAATGTCGCCATCTCTGGTGCAACGAGCGCAACTTATGTTGTAGCTTCTGCAACAACCGCAAACTCTGGAGTTTATAAGCTTGTCGTTACCAATTCTCTTGGTTCAGCCGAGAGCAATACTATTACTGTTACTGTTAATCCTCCCCCTGTCGCTCCTTCCAACGTTGTTATTCGCATCTCGGTCCCTTAATTCATGGCCGACTACAACTACAAATCTTACGTAAAGGAAAACAATCTTGTTGTCGATACTTGGGAGCCGCCTAGCGTGGCTTCCATTTACGACGACGTTCTGAAGTTTTCTGATTGCACAAACGTCACAGTAACAAGCATTAGCGTAAGTGGGGGCAAAGAGGACTGTATCGATGCCGTAAGAGGATCGAATTATCTTTTCGAGAATCTTAATCTCTACCCACTAGAAAACGGCATTACAATCAAAGGAAGCATTGATGGGTGGCATTTAAAAAACATTTTATTCTCTAGAAAGGGCGCCGAATACACAATTGAGATTGGTCAATTCGATAACTATTGGTATCCGGGGCGCCCACCTACTAGAAATGGAATTGTCGAAAATGTCACAATAATCACTGGCGAAAAGGTTGACATTCGCGTTTGGGATGGTGAAGTTCCAAAAGTGCTAGGCAATCAGAACGTCAAGATCATTAAAGTTCCAAAGTTTATTTGGTATCCTTACTTCCTGTTTCGCCGTTGGCAAATTAACCGTAACAAATGAATCCAGAAACAATCATAGCAAACCTAAGAGACCTCCACCGTCAGGCAAGACTGACCCCAGAGAACCACGAAGCCGTCAGAGAGTCGATCTCTGTTCTTTCCAGCTTACTTGGGCTATCAGAAACGAATTCTGAGATGACTCCTCAAGTTGCTCTAACTAACATTGTGACCCTTTACAATAGAGTTGCCTTGTCTTTAGAGGAATATGAGATCATCAGACAGAGCCTTGCAATTATTGCAACTCGTTTGCCAAAGGAACAGAAAACTGAAGAGGCTGGGGCTTCTGGGAGCATTCAAGAGAAAAAGAAGAAGTAACGGGTAATTAAACATTAAAACCGCTGCCCCCAAGTTATTCAATTAAAAGGTAATTTGGGGGCTCTTCTTTTATAAAGATAATGGGAGATTCGGGGGCGTTTTAATGTAATTAAATTTAGGGTCAAATTCGTTGAGCGGAATAAAACGACGAAGAAATCGGGCTAAAAAACAACACAAAATTTCACAGAAAAAACACGGGCAATCTAATGAATAACGGCACTATACAATGGGTATTCGGAGGACTGATAACTTTGGTCGCAATCTATACAATCTATAATATAATTCAAGATGTTACAGAAATGAATAGAATTCAGAAAAAGAGAGAAGAGGAACTAGCTCACGAAGAAGCTGAAAGAATGAGCGAGAAATTACGTAAGTCTAAGAAGTACGCTGGGTTAGATAAGCCAAAAGAGTTGTCAAGTAAGCGTAAACCATTCCCCAAGAATGTTAAGGGAACACTAAAGAGAGAGAGTGTTTTACCCCCAGAAAATAAGAAGAGCTAAAGCCTTGACTAACCCTCTTCCCGACATCAATTTACCCCCTTCTAACCACCCCCCTGATAAAGAACAAAATATGAATCAAATACACTTACATAATATAGAGAAAAGATATAAGGATAATAGTGAGGTAGTTAGAATTGGGGTATTTGGTACGTATCTGCACCATTCTATTTTTTATTAATTTAAATTCAGTCTCGATTTTTTATTCACGTTCTATGCTACTCTATAAGATTGCTAACTATTCCGTAGCCCTTTTGATCTTTTTTCTTTTGATTGTTCCTGTGGGTGTGATCGCGGGCGTTACCACTGGCGTGATAACGTTCGTTGGCTTCGTAAACCATTGCACATCAAGCGTTTTGAAAGCTGGAAATGATGTTGTTTCCGCAGCATACGTAGCGAAATTAGTCAAGAAAACAATCAAAAATAATACTCGAAATGTATAAACTTTTTCTCCCATTTTCTCTTGCAATATTGAGTGGATGTGGTACAAATACAGGGGTTAATACTAACAAGAATGCGCCCATCTTTGTTCGTCCTGAGCCAAATAATGCGGTCAAGACTGTGAGCGAAAAGGGCGATAAAGTGTTATCCGGGCTAGGGAAAAATACAATTAATGAGCCCAAAGTGTTATCCGGGTCAGGGAAAAATACAAAATATTTCATAGTAAGTGAAAGTGATTTGCGTTTAATAGCAACAAACACGAATCAAGATGCTCTAAATAAGCTCTTAGGGCCAAACACGAATGAGTCTGGGCTAAATATAAAAGAAAAAGAACCAAACGTGAATCAACCTGAGCCAAATAAGCCCACGGTAATCCCGCTTCAACTGATTGAGATCCCCTCCGAGCCGCAAAAAAAAGAGGGCGAGGCTATTAATTTTTATTCAATTTTAATCTTCGTACTTTTATTTGCAGCCGCATACATAACTCTTTTCTACTTCTATAAGAAAAACATTAAAAAGTGAATGAGAGTGCGCCAAATAATGCCCGCATGAAAACTCTATTAAAGTTCCTAGAAGAAAGCGACGGCGTTTTATCTTCAATTAGATTGCAGATGCTACTATGCACGTTTTTCTGTGCGATTCTACCTATAACCGTATGGGGAATCTTGTCCGTTTGGAAGGGCGCGCTGCTGGAGTTCCCCGTAGGGTTGTCAACATTTTTGATTGCGATTATGGGAGCAGCGACCGCTGGCAAAGTAACCCAGTACTGGAAGGAATAAAAATTAATTAAAAATCGCCGCCTCTGGGCCTCGTTTTTTTTCAAAAAAAAGCGCACAAGGTGCTTGACGGGGGCGAAAAATGTGGTACAGTGCTCGCGTATGAATCAGACCACCACTGCTACGATTGTTAAGCGCGGACGCGGACGCCCTGCTGGGTCCACCTCCTTTGTCAATGTCAGCCTCGCTGACCTCGATCAGTTCGTTGGCACCAAGAGCGCGATCCCTGTGTCGCGCGTCTGGCTCCAGAAGATGGGGCTTGCTATCCAGCCGATCTCCCGTTCAATCAGCGAAGTCAACGACACCGACTCTTCCCCCAAGGTGGAGTTCAAGATCACCAAGCTCTAATCACACATTACCATGAATCGTTTTGCTGAACTAGTTGGTCAGGATGATGTCAAGAAGAAGCTCAACTTCTATCTCGACGCTCATGAGAAGACCAAGCGTTTTCCCTTCCTGTTGCTGACGGGTGCCAAGGGTATGGGTAAGACCGAGTTCGCCAAGGAGACCGCTCGCGGCATCAAGGCTGCGGACGGCGCGCCCAAGGCTTTCCTCGAAATCAACTGCGGTACGATTAAGAATGCTCAAGTGTTCTTTGAACAGGTGTTCGCCCCTGTCATTCAAGGCAACGAGATCACCGTGTTGCTCGACGAGTGCCATGCGCTCCCCAAGGACTTGATGACTGTACTCCTCACTGCTTTCAATACTGAGAGGACGGACGTTAAGCAGGTAAGCTGGCGCGATGGGCTGTATGAGTTCAACTTCAAGAAGCAGACGTTTATGCTTGCGACTACTGAAGCTGACAAGCTCTTTGGCCCGCTCAAGGACCGCCTGACTCACATCGACTTCCAGACCTATTCTCACGGTGACGTTGGCAAGATTATCCAAAAGATTCTTCCTGATGTTTCCTTCAAGGGCGAAGCTCTGGAGCGAGTCGCAACTACCGTTCGTGGCAATGCCCGCTCGTCTGTTCAGCGTGCAAAGCAGATCGAGATGTACTGCGACACCAAAGCAAACAAAAATTTTGGTTGTAAGGAGTGGGATGACCTGTGCAGCAAGATCGGCATTAACCCCGCTGGACTTAACAATACCGAAATTCAGATTCTCCGTGCGCTCAAGGATCGTGGCGACTGCTCGCTCAATATGCTCAGTGCTATCACTGGCATGAGCCGTTCCTCGCTCCAGCGCGATTCCGAAATCTTCCTACTCCAAAAGGGTTTCATGAAGATTGAAGGGACGCGCAAGCTCACGGTGGCAGGCGCGAAAGTGCTTGAAGTTGTCAGGAGTTGATGTTGTTTATTCATACCGAGACTGGGCAACCTGCGGCAGTGGTGGCCCAATTATTTACTTGTAAGTCAGGAGCCAAACTCTGCAGCTCGAAACGGCTAAGTGAATGGTAAATGCAGACACCAAAACAGCCTGACCTTAAAGTCGAGACTGGGCAACCTGCGGTAGTGGTGGCCCACCATTTAATATGAAAAACAAAATTGCTATCTGGATTGAAGGCGGCGCCATTCAAGGTGCGCGCTCTAACGTTGACATCGAACTGGAGATCATTGATCTTGACTTGGACAATGCAGACAAGGATAGTGCAGAGGTCAAGTGGACTGAGTACCAAACTGAACTGCCGTTTGAAGTCGCGTGAAAACATTTAATATCAAGTTCATTGATAATATCGTAGCGTCCTCTGAGGAAGAGGCGTACAATATCTTACTGAAGTATCTTTCTGATTGCGCCCACTATGGCGATGCCACTGCGTTTGAGTTCGCAGAGCAGGATGCGGAAAGTGTGTAAATATTTCTATGACCGTTATCTTTTCCCAACCAAAAACATTTACAGATCAAAGAGGACAGACTAAGCAACTGTCTTCAATCAAAGTTCTTCGTATCATTGATATCCCAGCAAAAAAACTAATTAAATTGTTTACTGCTGAGGTAGGTTTCCTTGACTTGCCCTCCTTGTCTGGTGATAGTTACGACAATCCCCCTTGGACAAATGACTTGGTGATCCAAGCTGTTCAAGACCTCAACTCCATTTTTCCATCTTCCCCGCCAGTCCAAAACGACATTCTGTCGAGTCTAACAAACCAATAAAACAATAGTTAAACAAACAATAGTGTGTGGCCCTTACGCAAAACAAAGGCTAGGACAAAGCCTTGGACTGGTGGGGTTTCTTTCAAATAAGAGTGAGTCTGTACTAAATAAATAACGAAAGCGAAGTCAAATAATAACAAATAAGGGATAAATAAGGATAGTCCCCCAAGTTGGGGCTAGGGTAAACCCCCCAGCCCTCCGGGCCTGGCCCGGTTGTAAAAAAAGTGTAAAAAAAGCCCCACCTTTCGATGGGGCTTGCTTTCAGTCTGCCAATCGGCACTTGAGGTCAAACTGCTCGTCCTCTGCCCTAGCGACGGAGGCGAGGGCCTTGCGGGCCGAGTGCCACAGGGGATCTTCGATCCCCCGCCCGTCCCGCTTGTTTTCGAAGTAGGCTTTCGCCATCGTGGCAACGATGATCAAGTCATCGTAAGCTTGCTGTTGTATTGGGCTCATAGTTCAGAAGCTGGCGCGTTCGCACAGGATGTCAACCTCAAGGAAGTCTTTCCCTTCCTTCAGACCGCATCCGGTCAAGGTGCGGATCGCCTTGATCAAGGCAATCTTGTTCGGGCTGTAGCGGTTGGCGCCCTCGGTGGCGAGGACGATCAACGCCTTGCGAACCTCGACGTTCTCGATGTTCGGCAGGCTCGGGGCGGGGTGCAGCCCTTGGATTTCGACCTGATCGACGCGAATGTTGTAGCGTTCGGCAACGATGTCGTGGACTTCGGATTGGGACAGGACCAGTTTCATAGTAATCAGTTTTCGGTTTCAGCGGGGAAAAACATTTCGTCCCATACGTGGGGCGGGGTGCCGGTCATCACGAACTCGCGCTGATCGGCATCGAGGTAAGAGAAGGCGCTTTGAATCACTTCTCCACCGATCCAGCGGGTGAAGCTGGATTCAAACTGCTCGACGGTCACGTTGGGGAATTCCATCGTGTATTCTTTTCCGTTGAACACGCACTTGTTGGTTATGGTCATATTATTTTGGATTTAAGGCAAGGATGGTGTTTTTGCGAATGATCGCGATGTCAGCAGTAGATACGGGAGTCTCCCCGCAAGCAAGCACAAAAGAAGAAAATTTGTAGGGGTTGTATTTGATCAGTTTCCAGCGCATCGAAGTCAGCTTGTGGAAGCGTTCGCAAGAGATGTCAACAGGATAAGCTTGGCCCCGCACGAAAGCGTGAACGTTCTTGCGCTTCTGCTTCAGCACACGCGCCCGCCCCGCCGCATTCACCACAAAGCAAGGGTTGTTAACGACAACGGAATCCAGATGACTAACGACCTTGCCCTTGCTCCTGACGGAAAGGCAATGCTTGCGGAGGTTGAAGTAGATGTCAACGTTCATAATGGGGGAATGAGATACTGAAATGGGTGCGCTTGCAAGTTCTTTCTGACGGGGGAATCTCTTTTACATTTTTTTTACAATTGGCGCCGGGCCTGGCCCGGTTGTAAAAAATTTGTAAAAAAGCTACCGCCCCCCGAAGGGGGCGGCACTTGGCACGGTTCTAGCCTAGAGCCTCACAGCAGAGTAGGATTTCACGTCAAATTTGTAGTTGACGGGATCATCACTCGGCGCAGGGCGCGAATCAGTAGGGACGAGCCAGCGAGACAATAGCTCCCGCCCATATTCTATCGCCTCGTTTTCAGTAGCAAAGCGAACGGCATTTGTCGCCCACTTTCCATCTACTAGGAATTCAGCTTTAAAACTCATTTTTTTACAAGTCCTTCCACAAGTATTTCCGATATCTGTAAACAGTAGCAATTGAACAGGCGAACTTCGCCGCAATGTCATAGAAATGCAAACGGCAATCCCAGCGGTTCCTTTTACGTGGCAGCGTTTCGCAAAAGAAAGCGATAGCCCAACGCTCTTCTTCATTCAGCCAGCCGTTCACTCGGGGAGTGATAACGGGCGCCATTTCATTAAACATCCGCTGCGCGTCCTCGGGAGTCTTGTTTTGATACTTGCTAAGGATCGCTGCTTCTCTGGTAAGCTCGATCAGGGTTTTATTAATTGAAACAAACTGACTTTGAATGCTCATTTGAATTTTTTCCGCAAAAGTATTAGTATTAACAGGGCAAACAAAAGTATTTGATAAAGCAAGGGAAAAAGGGGGGCGGTTGGCCCGCCCCCCGATAGCTTACGCCGTCACCTCCACCTCGGGCTTGATGTCAACCGTCAGGTTCAGACCGGCGAACGGATCGAAGATGCTGTGCAAGGCTTGGCTGCGCTTGGGCAGGGCAATGAGGTTGCCTTTGTAAACCTCGGTGAAGCTATTGTGCAGGCTCCACAGGTTGCGCGGGGCAAACTCCTCGTGCGCGGGCTTCTCCCATTGGTCGAGCACATCCGCGATCATCGTCTTACCAATCGCCCCCGCCCGATAGCTGCGGAGAATGAGGTTGCCCGCTTCGTCATCCGTCAGGGGAGTCTCGGCGTACTTGGTCACGCGCGTTTCGTGCTTCGTCCACATATCGCCCAACGCGCCAATCGCGCGCGAAATGATTTGCGGCAAGTCGCGCAGGAGGTTCGTCGTGTGACGGCGACCGAAAACAATCTCGTTGTGGAAAACGAGGTTGCTGCAAACGAACGGAGCGTTACCCGCGCAGATGCCAGCGGGGAAGCTCTTGTCGTGCGAATTGCGGAGGCCGACAACGGTGCCAGACGAGCCAGCTTTGCCCATATCGATTTCGAACAAGCCGAAGTAACGCTGGCCGAAGCGGGCGGTGGTGTGAACCTCCTGCTTGATCGTGAGGCTCGCCGCCTTCATTTGATCGCGGAAGATGCTAACGAGGTCAGCGTGAGGGATCGGCTGGTACGAATCCGTCTTGCTAGGCGTAGCAACTTTGAGGAGGTCAGCGCCGCTGATCTCGGAATTATCGGAACCGCAGATGCGGAGGTTGATGGCGTTGTTATTCATTCGATTTGATGTTGGTTTGTTTTATTCAGTAAGCAAGCAAAAAGTTTAAAGAGTTTCGCCCTTGTGGGTGAAGTTGGAAATTTGCGCGAGGTTAAAGCTCTTGTAGGCGTGGCCCGTGGGGGTGTCCTCGTTGTTGGTCTTAACGGTGACGAACTGGTCACCAGCAGCCGAGACAACAATTGACTTGCTGGCGTGCTGGCCCCAAGCGCGTTCACCGAAGGGGGTGTAACCGATCACGCCGTTGCGGCGCGTGGTGGTGCCGTCCTTCTTGGTGTAATCAAACGAAACAATGGCGGCGCCATTGGCAACGATCTTCTCGATAACGGAACGTAGGTTGTTATTCACAGGGGAGAGAATGACTCCCGAAGCCGCACTTGCAAACCTTTTTTTAGGTTTTTTTCGCTCTCAATTTTCGGCTTTTAGGTGCTGCTGGGAAGGAGTCAACAAAAAGTTGATTTTGGTGTGTTTTTTACAAATTTTTTACAATTGGCGCCGGGCCTGGCCCGGATGTAAAAAAAATGTAAAACTCGCTCATTAACCAGAAAAAACTTGACAAGAACTTTTTTGCGCCCGATCTCATTTTTTTTCTTTATTTATTCGGGGAAACTGTCACTCTTTCCCCTGATGAAACTTCAATTGCTTTCGTTCAATGCTGACGCGAAGACCCGCAAGGGCAACGGCGCGGACTACTTGACCGCGATTTTGTATCTCGCCCCCGCTAAGATTGCGGGGCGCGGGGAAGTGTGCTCCCATCGCTCCGTCGCTTGCACCGCTGCGTGCCTTTTCACGGCGGGGCGCGGGCAAATGAACAGCGTGCAATCCGCGCGGGTTCGGAAAACGCAGCTTTTCTTTGACAATTCCGCCGAGTTTCTCCGCTTGCTGCGCGAGGACATCGTCGCTTTCCAAGCCTATTGCGCGAAGCGTGGCGCGAAGGCTTGCGTGCGGCTCAACGGGACTTCCGACATTCCTTGGGAGCGGTTCAAGTTCTTTTCGGATTTCCCCTCCGTGCAGTTCTATGATTACACGAAAAATCCCGTGCGGATGATGGCATATTGCAACCGTTTGCTCCCTGCCAATTACCACTTGACTTTTTCTCGTTCCGAATCAAACGAGGCGCAAGCGTTGCAGGTCTTGCGCGACGGCGGCAACGTTGCCGTGGTTTTCTCCTCCGCGTCTTTCCCTGCCTTCTGGAATGGAATTGAAGTGGTGAACGGGGACGAAACGGATTTGCGCTTCACCGATCCGCGCAATTGCGTCATCGGTCTGAAGGCAAAGGGTAAGGCAAAGCAAGACAAAAGCGGTTTCGTGGTTTATGCGTAAAACAAGCTGGATTTTCCCTTTGTTCTTGACAGTCGCTTTGACTGTTTACGTTTTGACAAGAAAGAAGCGGCCTAGATACAAATGAAGCGCAGGGGCAAGCTTTAATTGCCCCCAATTTGATTTTTACAAATTTTTTACAACCCGGCCTGGCCCGGAAGCCTAGGGTAAACACCCCAGACTTCGTGGCTCACTATTTAGTTGCTGTCAACTGTTTCTTCTTCTTCATCGAATTCCATTCCCCAGCGTTCGGAAACATATTGTTTGAAACTGTCAACGTCCTTTTCTGCATCATAGTAAGTTCCTTCTGATTCTCCGTTCTTTACTTTCATATCCCCAGCGAAACCGCAGCCCATTTCATAGTATTCTAGGAAAAAGGTCAGCGTGGGGAACTTAATCGAAAGAAGGAAAATTGCTGTTTCGGGTGGGCTCCACGCAGTTTGAAACTCAAAACTAATTGATTCTGCCGAAGAATGCACGGGCTTTCCTTCGTTCTCACTAATGTCCCACTTGCAACCCCAGTTTTGGATGCGCCAGTCGTACCAATTATCAGAACCAAATTTCTCGATCAGTTCCTTGCCTGCGCCTGAGTCCTTTCGGGCTTGGCTGAAAGGCGCACTATCCTTCAGTTCCTCGGGAGTGGGCGCGATCTTTTCAAAAGAAAACGGCTTGTCGTCGAGCCATTTGATGAACGCCGAAATGTCTTCAGCAGTTCCGTTTACGTTCAGAGCATTTTCGCACCAGTTTGGCATAAGTCCTTATTTGTAAAAGATATGATTTTTAATTGTGGTGATCTTCTGGAGCTTCTTGGCCCAGTAAGGGGAAACCTTGGTCGTGTGGTAGTGAGTCGCGCCTTTCGTGTGGTTCGTGGGCTTGCCCTTGGCAATAGCAAGCGCAGCGGTCCAATTCGGATGCTTCTTGGCAATTTCAATCCCGCGAGAAATCGGAATCCCGTTCCAGCAAGAGAATTGTTTCGGGGCTAAACAAACGGCAATTTCCGTTTTATTCTTGGCGCGGTTGGCAATCACTTCGCGCACAGCTTCCATCCCAACGCGACCCTCGCCGCCAGCCTCCATAATCAAAGTGCTGGCGACGATTTCGGAAGCGGAAATCTCAACTTGAAAATTGGTGACGTTGCGAGGCGGCAGCGACGAAGCCGCCCCAGAACAGGTCAGAATCAGAAGGAGCAGGGAGGTTTTGATCTTTTGCATACTCACGAACTTTATCCGTATTCCAATCAAAAGCAAGAATTAATTTGGCGATTTGAAACTCGTCCAGTTTTTCCACTTTGTCAGTATTGTTTTTCATCGGGGCCGATAATGGAGTAAATGGCGAAGGCGTCGGAACCGTGTTCGCGCCGAATGCTGGCAAGGTGCTTAAACTTCGCGCCAACCGCACCCCGAAGGGTACGGTGGTTGGAAAGCAACACGCGATTTTCTTTGTCGATAAGAGCGAAGAGGGAGAACATTGAAGGGTTAGGCTTGCAGGAAACCGTTGCAGCGGAGGAAGGACTCATATTCAGCGAGGAGGTCTTTGAGGTTACGGGTACGGGTGGACATCAGGTGGCGAATGGTCTTGGAAGCCTTTTCCTTACGGCTCAAGGTCATTCCGAGGGTTTCCAGCTTGAGGCTGGCGCGCAGGGCGAGCAGGCGATAAGCAAAGATTTGGTCAGGGGTGGAGGCAACAAGTGATTGATTCATAAGAGAGAGAATACAACAGAGGGCGCGAATCACAAGAAAAATCTTGGGGGCGGGCTGAATTTTAATTGATTATTTATGCTTGACACGCGCAGATCAGCAAACGTGAGATCAGCAAATAAACAATCAGCAAATAGAGAAATAGTAAATAGGGTCGATTCCCTATTTTGGGCATAGGGTATTCACCCTAGGGAGTGCCGGGCCTGGCCCGGATGTAAAAAAAATGTAAAAATGAAGAAGGGGGCTTGACAGCCCCCGTTTCGATTAAAGCGCCCCCGTGTCAACGGCGTCAGCGAGGCGCTCCCAGCCCGCTTCGACCTCATCGAGGAAGGCGAACCAAGCGTCCATCTCAGCAAGCTCGGCGGGGGACATAGTGGCGAGGGTGTTAGCGGCGGTAGGGAAGAGATCGAGGGTCATATTTAATTTGGTTACAGGGGAGAGAATGACTCTTTTTTCCGTGCGGTCAACTTTTATTTGATTAAAAATGCGTCAATGGGTAAAAGTACGTAGAAGGTGTTTTTTACGTTTTTTTTACAATTGTGCCGGGCCAGGCCCGGTTGTAAAAAATTTGTAAAAGAGAGAAACTACGTATAACTACGTATTGACGTGCCCTCTGTAAGCTTATCCTACAGAGGGTGTCGGGCCTCCTTACACTTTCTTGAAGAAGGCCCAGACGCTAACACCATCAGGCCCAAGGATTTCCCAATGCTGGTTCTTCTCGTCGAAGAACTCAAAGATACCATCGGGATAGGTCTCCCAGATGTCGGACTCGTCAGGCCAATTAACGTAAAGGTTCGCCTCGACTCGGTCGAGAGTCATCGGAGCATAGTCCTTATCACCGATAGAGAGCTTGAACATTTCGGGAGAGGCAGAGGTATTCATTTGTCGGAATTGTTTACAGTTTACTTGCTGTATTCTTCCGCGAACTGCTCGGCACTAGCTTTGCCCTTGGCGATGCGCTCGGCAAGCGCCTTCTTGAAAGCCTGTTCCTGTTCAGCGGTGACCGAGAGCGGGAGACTGAACTCGGCAGTTTCCAGCAAGTGCTGGAAAAACGACGCGAGGTAGGTGTTGCGGAGGCTAGCCTTGCGGCTCTCTTGGGTGGTGTAACTGATTTCCATAGTTCAGAGAATAGCAGTTCAGAGGCGCAGCACAAGTTTTTTTTTTGTTTTTTTGCGTACAAAATGCGTGCCAACCGCATAGGAAATCTTTGTCAATAGGTGAAACTACGTAGCTATGCTCTTTTACATTTTTTTTACAATTTACATCCGGGCCAGGCCCGGTTGTAAAAAATTTGTAAAAATGATGTTCTACGTGGAACTACGTATTGACAGCGCTCCCTGTAAGGTCTCCCTACAGGGGGTGTCGGATTTCCTTACACCTTCTTAAAGAAGGCCCAGACGCTAACCCCGTCCTCGGGGTTAAGGATTTCCCAGCACTTGGACTTTTCATCCCAGTATTCCATAAGTTCTTGGAAGTCATCCACTTGCAACATCCGCTCCTCCTTCTTGCACCAGACATCCGGCCAAGCGAGGTAAAGCTGGCGCTCGACGGCTTCCAGAGTCATCGGGACAAAGTCGCGGTCACCGATAGAGAGCTTGAACAGTTCGGGAGAGGTAGTGTTATTCATCAGAGGAGAGAGTGAGGGTTCAGGATAGAGTTGCAAGAAAAATCAGCGACGATCAATCAGATCGCCCCACACCAGACGCGCGAGGTACAGGTCTTCGAAGGCCGCAAGCTCGCGGTACGTCAGCTTGACACCGTTTTCCCACTCGGCCCAGAGCACGCCCGAATCGTCGCCGCAATCGCCAGAGATTTCCACTTCGAAGTCAGCGACCGTCTTATCGTTAAGGGTTAGTTTCATACCCCAGAGAATGACCGCTCCCGCGCGCAATGCAACATCTTTTTTGGTTTTTTTGTAGGATTGGAAACACCCTCCCCCATTTCCAAAAAACGCCCAAGGCCCGGTCCTGGTTCGCGGGGGGGGGAGGGTTTTAGACCGCTCTACCACCATTTTTACCATCCTATATCTATCCCTCTCTATACTTATTCCCAGCTAATCTGGGAGAAATCATTAACTATCCCTTCATAGAACCTGTCTTGTTTGTATATTTCGAGGATTCTTTGGTGTTCGTAGTCGGTGGTAGGTATCCACTTAGGTGGCTCCCCTTGAAGAAATAAAACAGTATAAGAACGGTGTTTATCTACGGCTCTTCTAATGACTAGCATACCCCCCCCTATTTAAAAAAACAACACTTAAACAAAAGAAAAAGCCGCCCAAGGTCTCCTGGAACCGGGCGGCCTGTTTTTACCAGTGGTGAATGATATTCACAATCAGGGCAATATCCGCAATAACGGCCAAAACCATAAGAATGAATTGGAACTTTTCTGATTTAGAGTCAAATTTCATAGCTGTTCTTTGAAGTATTTTTAAATAATAAATTAACTGCTATTTCGGCCCAAAACTCTGGGCAATGATCATTTGTGACCTGAAGATCGAATTGGTTTGGCGGAACAAACATTTTGGTTGTATCCGGGAAACCCCTGCACGGAACCCTGTCTACCCAAATCAAAAAATAATTGGAACCAAAAGCTTTTCGAGTCTCTGGAGTTGGACAAATAAAATCAGCAATCACAAAATTGCCACTTCGGCAAACAATATCGCTCAAAACCCCCATTCTCCTTGCCTGCTCAACTCTATCCCCTTCTGAAAAGCCTAAGTCTTTATTTATTTCTTTTCTTATCTCGTCCGCATTAAAGTGAACCGCTTGCAGTTTTGGCGCCAATTCTTTAGCGAAGGTCGTCTTCCCAACGCCGGGCAAACCCATCACTAGAATCTTCTTCATTTTGTTTTTTCTTTCTTTTTGCGACAGCTTTCTTTTCCCTATCTATTCTCTCAATCTCTTCATCGAGAATTTTAATTAGATCACGAACTAAAATAGGTTTGCCGCCATGCTCTGTCCAGTGCTCCTTGGGAATTTTTTTCATTAATAATTCAAGATCATTCATTGTTATTAATTATTTTTTCTACGAAAAATTTGATGTTTTCTTGATCAAAAGAAAAATCAGGATGGCCCCGATACTCAGCGCACTGTAGGTAAGAAACTTTCCCTTTGGTTGAGACTTTACGCAGGAATTCAATTTTATTTCTGTTTTCTCTTCTTGGCAAATTGTCTAGAAGGGCTACTTGATCTCTTGGAGGCAGATTGATCATCTTATCTTGGATTTTTTCTCTAGGATAAATCTCTTGCCCCGAAAACCCGAAACCAAATTGTTGATTCATTTTGGCCGCGTAATCAGCGCACGCAATTGTGAGCAGATGAACGCTGCCAATCGCCCGAAACTGGGCGAGTAAATCCAATGCGCCCGGTCTTAGTGAAGTCTGTAGTCTTTGCCCAGACACTTCAACCTCAATAGCATCTGCCGTTGGATCTTCCCAGTCTTCGAAAGTATGAATCAGCGTTTCATCTAAATCAACAAAGATATAAGGATTCATTAATAAATAGAGTAGCCAATTTTTTGGCAGATAGAGCCTAGCTTTGAAAAGCCCAAAGCAAGATAGCTCCAAAACGACGCCCACTTTCTCTTGAAAAGGATAAACCAGCGAGCGTTCAAGAAATATTTATAAATTGGGCGCTCCATCTTAGCGTGATACTCTTCATTGCGCTTTTCTTCGGCAATTAATCTTTCCGTAACATCTCTAGCCTCAAACTTTACAAGGTCAATCTTTTCTACCTTACCGTTGCCAAATCGGGCATTAAATTCCACCCAAACCTCATAAGTTTTTTCGCCCTTTTTAACGTCATAAAAATCATAAAACCCAATATCCCCGTGATGAGGGACTTTTTCAAAGTAAGGCTCTTCTCTTTTGAAGTAGCCAATCCTCTCGATAAGACTTTTGGACTTTTTATTTCCTTCAATCCACTCAGTCTTGGCAAACTTTTCGATAAAAAGCTCGCCATTCTCAATCTTGTAAAACGCCATCGCGCACTCAAGGTCTTTGGTCTGGAAGTAACTGTCTTTGTGGTCAAAGCCGAAATCAATCATCTCTTGATTGAGCGGCAGTTGATCTTTGATTGAGATATCGTCGTACATTCCCATAAGATTAGTTTTTTAAATTTGTTGGTAGGTTAGGCTGTTTGGTATCGTTTGTCAAGACTTTCTTCTGTTCTTTTTTGGAAAAGATGCCATCCCAGTTTTCGGCATATTGCTGGTATTTAATTGAAAATGGTCTTGGTTTAGATGCTTTACCGTTCATAGTCAAGCTTTTATTATGGTAGAGAAAAAAGTTACGATGTCAATACATTTAGAAAAAACTAGCATGAAAACGTAACATAATTTTTAAGTGTAAATATATCACATGTCTTACGTTACATACGACAATATTCGCCCATTTCTCTCTAATCAAGACGAACAGAGCTTGAATACGGGCGTTTATAACATTTTGTATGCGACAAACTTTTCTGCTTCTAATAGCACAGCTTTAACGAGAGTTAAAAGAATTGGGCAAGAGCTTGATTATTATATACAAACAGGACCAAAGACGGCGTCTGTTTCAATGACAGTGATTCCAGTTACTGGAAGTAGCGTTAATCAGCTAACTGGCTTTTTATCTTTAACTGGTGATTCAACTAGCGGCTGCTATATTCAAGTTCCCGACTACCGCTTCGATAAGTGTTTTCTAAAAAGCTTTTCCGTTTCTTTTGAGCCTTGGAAAGTGGCAACGGCAAATCTTCAGTTTGATTCTTATGGCCTAGCAACAGGCTCAGGAATCAATGTTTACACCTCTCAGGAAGCTCAGACAGGAATTATCTCTCCATTAAGAGGAATGGCGATTGCTTTTACAACCACAAACTTTACTCAAACTATTTCTGAGTACGAAAGCTTGAATTTTTCAGTAGAAGTAGAGCGTCGCCCAAATTTTGAGATCGGAAATGCTTATCCAACACACACAAGCGTAGCAAAAATAACAAAATCGCTTCAGTTGGAAGGTATATCTAACATGGATTGGCTTTCTGATTATCAGCCAAATACTAGCGGTACTTTGACCGTAACTATGGCTGACGGCAATACAATTTCTTTAGCAGGAGTGTTAAGCGAGCAAAACATTTCTATCGATGCGAACGGAGTAGCAAAAGGAGGGCTACGGATTGTAGAAGAGATGGTTTAATTTATGGCAAAAAAGCCCAAGAAAACAAAACAGACATCTTCGGAAGTCATTATTCCGCAGATGAAAACGGAAATCAAATTCAAAGAAAGAAAATTTAAATTTACCGAAAAACAACAAGATCTGTTAAAAATACTGCTGGAAGAGCAAACTAAAATAGTTTTTATTGCTGGTCCAGCAGGAACATCAAAAACTTTTATGGCCGTTTATGCGGCCTTAAATCTAATCAACCACAATGAAAAAGATATCGTATATATTAGAACTATCGCAGAAAGCGCTGACAAATCTATTGGATCGCTGCCGGGCTCTGTGGCAGAAAAGTTCCAGCCATATCTGCTCCCTCTGGAAGACAAAGTTCAAGAAATAATTGATCCTGTTGACGCTAACAGGTTAAGAGACGAGGGCAGAATCTCCGCTACTCCTATTAACTTTTTGCGCGGCAGTACGTTAAGCGATAAGATTATAATCGCAGATGAGGTCCAAAACTTCAGCGCCAAAGAGATCACTACCCTTATTACCAGAATTGGCGAGGGGTCAAAGATCTTTTTATGCGGAGACTTTATGCAGCCAGATATCAAAACCCAAAACGGATTTCTCGACTTTTATAATCTATTTTCAGACGAAGATTCGCAAAAAAATGGAATTTACACCTTTGAGTTCACAGAAGAGGACATTAAAAGAAGCGCAATCTTGAAATTTATAATTAAGAAAATCAACTCAAAAGGTGTAAAGACCAATAGATAAGATGAAAATGGAGCGCGTTAACTTCTGGGCAAACACAATTAAGATTGTTGGCGGGATTTTAATCGCTTCTGTTTTGTTTTATCTAAATGCCACTTACGTAAAAAAAGAAGACTTTTTACCAGTTGCTAGAGAAATTAAAGTGCAGGCCGAGCAAATGTCTTACGTAAATAATGAGGTAAAAAGCATTTCAAGGCGTTTATCTAAGATCGTTGACGATGACGGAGCCCCAGTTAATACTGATAAGATGGTTGAAATACAAAGAGATATAACTAAAATATTAAC